GAGCAGCAATAGCCCCTGACTGAACCGCAGCCTCGACAGCCGCCTCGCCCCGCTGGAGCAGCACCTGAAATTCGTCCTCCCCTGCCGCAGCCGCAGCCATTCTCAGATTCTGGAGCGTCTCGACCGTCGAGCCCTTGATATGCGCCAACTCGTAGGCATGAGCCTTGCCGATCACATTGGACATGAAAGTAGCCTTGTAGCCAGTCAACGACCGCTCGATCTCGATGCGGGCCTGATCGTCCTTGACGTTCTCCAGCACGCTCTCGGTGATCTTCTGCCACGCCTTTTCGGCTTCCTGTGGCATGGTATCGAACGTAGGTGCGCCATTCTCATCATAAGGCTGCTGCTGGGAAATCCACTGCTGCGCCTGAATGATTGCCTCCGACACCGCCCTCGACTTCTCGGCATTGATCCGAGCAATCCGCTTCTTCTCAATATAGTCTGCCGCCAACTCGGTAATGCTGCGCCCCAGCGCAGCCTGAGCCGTTGTTACCCCACGCGCTGCGTCGGGCGAAATCATCCCACCAGCCTCGGGGAGAATGGACTTCATGCGAGGGATCTCAGGCATCAGAATACTCCTAGGCTCTTGGCTGCTCTGCTTGCGCCTTCAAGCAGCGTGAGCTTCTTCTGAGACGCAGCTCTCCTGCCGGTCAGCTCGCCCTGAGTACGAATCTTCTCCGCCTCCAGCAAAGCTGCCTGTTCAAGAAGAGCCGCTGCCCTCTGGGCACGAAAAACCGTCTCGGCCTGTACTTCCAAGGGAGATCCGGCAATCGGGCTCACGCCAGCGGCAGCAGCCACCGCCCTCTGGGCGCCAAGGGTCGCCAGCGTATACTCTTCCAGCTCTGTTTTCCGTACCGCCTCGTTGAACCAGAGTATATCCAGATTCCGCTCGGTGGCTCGACGCGCAAAATCCTTCTCGAACTCGAAAGCCTTGGCTGCCTGTGACGTTCCATAAGCCGCTACACCCGCTGCAAGCAGACTCTTCCCGCCGCCGAAAAACTCGACGACAGGCTCCAGAAACCTGCCGACACCGGAAAGGAAGTCCGTGAAACTTCCGAAGAAATCCAGCATGTCACCCCACCGTCACCTGCCCGGAGAACGCCACGATCTCGAACCGGAGAGGCGTATCGCTCTCGATCCTGATGTCCTGATTATAATCAAAGCCGGTCAGGGCGTCGATCTGGTAGTCCCCTGTGCGCAGCTCCGTGGGTGCTCCCAGCGGGTCAGCCTGTGACCTGAATTGCATATCGTGGCCGTTGACCGTCGGCAATACCGACCTGTTGACCCGGATAAAGCACTGTCCCCACTTGGCAGGACGGCCAATGAAGGAGTCAAACTGCGTCCCGCCAAGATCCCTCAGAACAAGGGCCGCAGAATACTTCTTGCCGACGAAAATCTGCGCCGGGACCGTCTTGCCCTGAAACGGGTTGGAAATTGTCCCTGCATTGGAAACTGTCTGCTCAGGATATACAGCCCCGGTATCATCCACTACCACGACCGTCTCTCCTGCCAGATGCGTGAGGCCGGTTATCTCTGTATCCGAAGACATCACATAAACAGGCATAACATAACTGTCCAAATACACTTCTTCATAGAGCGCCATACGCTCTATGTATCTGGATCCTCCGTTGTTTACTGGCCTGCGAATGACTGCCCAGACTTCCTCCCCTCTGGAAGTAGGCAGGACTGCCACCGACTCAATAGCTCCATCTACAACGACTCTGGACCATCCAAGAATCTTCTCCAGTGCGTAATATGAACAGGCCAAAAGCTGTCCGTCCTGCCGTGGTGCCCAAACAACAGTGAACGGGTCCTGTGACCACGAAAGCTCCACCGGCGCATCGAATTCCAGAAGATGATCCGCAAGAAACGTCATATCCTTCACGACCTGCGAATCGAACTCCAGAGAATAGGAATTCATGTAGATGCGCGAGCCCTGAAGCGAAACAGCGGCAACCTCGAAATCAATATTCTGCGCCATCACGTGCGCCGACCGCGCTGATGTGGAACGAGCTGCAACAAACGATGTAGGCGACAAGGCTCCGCCAGATGCTCCGGCGATGCTGAATGTTCCTGATGTCGTGCCGACCATCAAACCATTCTTGATCGGTACTCCCCACTGCACAACAGGATCTTCTAGCGCAGACAAATAAAGGAGAATGCTGTCATCTGCGTTGGCGCCGGGGACGAAATTTTCGGGATCTGCAATCACGGACATCCAAACGGCATTCGGTGATTTGTAGGTTCCTCCGAACACCAGCCGCGACTGCACAGACGACACCATGCGAGGATATCCTCGATCCTTGGAGAACGCGCCCTCTGCCCACTCGGACGTAGCCGATGTAACCACTGGCTCGACCACTTCAATGTTGACTTGTGTGGAGCTGACATAAGAAGTCACCCTCACATACCCGTCCGTGGTGCCCGACTTCAGCCTCCAGACAGATCCAACATGATCTATTGTAAAAGGTGCAAACCCTGTGGCCGTCAGTGTCCCGGTCGATCCTTTCGTCCCGACGCTGCTTTGCAGTTTTCTGCTCGGGTCCGTGTTGAGGCTCTCGAACGGCCCCCAGATAAAAGCTACTTCCTGAAACACCCAGCCGCTTGCTGTCCTCTCCAGCTTGTAAGGAGGATAATCCGGGTGAACAAGATACAGATGATCTCCGTACTGCGCATACTGCACATCATAGAGATCCTTGGACAGCCACAATGTCGTAGCAGAGAAGAGCTGACTATAAGGAGGCTCAACATCATGTACAACAATCTGGGTATTGGACAGCTCTACCAGATAATTCTTGGTCGCTCCTGCCCTGAAGGGAATCAATCGAGAAAACGATGTCAAAGGCTGGTTGGCATTCTTGATATACCTGAAACCGGGGCGCTTGGTCACACCGCCAGTAGGAAGGATGAGGAAGTTTTCAAGAATCTTGCAGGAATTGTAGAAGCGCCCGACATCATGCCGAGCAGAGAAACGATAAGATACTTCTCCGGTGGAGAAGGAATTGAACGCCGTTCTGACTGTAGCCATCAGAGACGCTCCCTGATAAGCTCCATATCCCCTTCGACACGCTCAGGCTTGCCTCTGAGCTGAGAGTCGATCGTCCAGAGACGCTCGACTTCGTTGAGGTAATACTTGTACTCCTCCATGCGGCGGGATTCCGAATTCGTAATCGGGATCGCCAGCTCCACAGCCATGCGGGCAGCCAGAGCACGGGCAAAAGTCGGAGAAAATTTCGCGGGATCAACGAGATCCTTCACATACTTGATCCTCAATCCCTCATCATGCGAGTAGAGCACATCCCCCACATACTCCCAATCAGAGCCGAACGTGGAATCTGCCGAAGTCTCGACAATCCTCAACACATTGTAAGGAGCAAGATCATAGGCAAACTCGTATTCCCACGAGTCATTGGTAGTCAGTAGCGACGGCGATGCGTAAGCCACCGCACAGCGCCACGGAAACTCCTCCAGAGTCTCCCGTCTGATCTCGTCGATGATGGCATTGAACCGCTGCACCGCCGGAGCAGGCGAGTCCAGCGAAGAGACAATCGGCCCGCCAAGGCGGGCCGATGCCAGATTGAAAACCTCCACATAAGAGGTCATTGGTTAGTCCTGCACGAAGACAGGCCACACGTCAACATACTTGCCAGCGGTCGCACTGGCGCCTCCGATCTTCAGCCGGAAAGTATGCTCGCCCTCCTTGGTTGCCTCGTACATGACGCTGCTGCCACCATCAATATCATCATAGCCAGCAGCAGCCACATTCACTCCAGATTTGATGTTGACAACATTGCCATCAGGCTCGACAACCTCATAAGTAACAGTAACACCACTACCAAGGCCGTTAGAGTACATCCGACCGAGAGGAGCCAGAATCATCCCCTTGTGAAACTTGCAGATCTCAATGGTATCACCAACCGCAAGCCCACCAGAGGGGATAGTGAATCGACCGCGATAGACGCGCAGCTTGCCGAAATACTGACTTGCAGGCGCCTGATAAGGCGGCGTCTGGCCAGTCTGTGCAAGGGGATCAGCGACGTAGTTAGCCATGTTCACTTACCTCCATCATGCGACGTTCTCATCGCAGTCGATCTGCACGACCTTTTCATCCTCGACACGAACCGCGCCCAGAGACATGCTCAGGAAGACCTGAAGGGCGTAGTTCTTGTCGTCCCGCTCACTCATCCGGGCCTTGACCTCGCGGCCAACAGCCAGAGCGATGCCGCTCATCGGACCACCAACGAAGCAGAAGCAATTGCGAATCTTGGTGCTGGCGTCGATGGGCAGCAGCTCGGTCCGCACGAAGCGGAAGCCCATGAACGAGTCAATGGTCCCAGCCACCAGAGCACGGACCGTATTGTAGTCTGCGCTCTGCACCCGAGTATCCAGCAGCAGGGAAGTGAGCTGGCTCTGGGAGACGACGCAGATCAGAGGCGTCATCTCGCCATCGTCCACCACTTCCTTCTTGCCAAGGATATCCCGAGCAATCATCAGCTTCTCGATAGTGAGATTGCTGTTGGCCTGAGTGCCTGTCAACACCGCATTGACCGGCACCTTCTGTTCCGCAGGCAGCGGCTGAAACTGATCGCCATTCTCGCCATAAGCGGCAGAACCGAGAGCCGCGTCGATGATGACGCGATCCTTGGACCGCCCCATCGCATAGGCCGCGTTGATGGCGTAGGTGGACTCAGGCGAAATCAGCATCCGAGCGCGATCCTCGTCGTCCACGAGATCAGCCCAGTCATAGTCAGCCTGAGTGGTCCAACGCCGGGAATGCGGCGTGTCGATGCGCGGGGTGTCCGAATGACGACTCAGACGCTTGCGAGCCTCGGTCGGACCAATCCGCTCAAACGCCTTGCGCTTACCAGTGATTTCCTCGCGCCGAACCAGTCCTTCCAGACGCGACCCCTTCTGCTGCGACAGAAGGATCACGTTGTCCTTGAACTGGTCGACAAACGCTTCCGTGATCTGGAAACTCATGTCATTGCCCTCACTTGTTCAGGTTACACGACAATCCCCTTTGCCAGTGCTACCCGGACATGCCGGACACTTCCACGAGTCCCCGGACCACTTCGGCTACCCGAGGCTCGCATCGGAATCTACCACCAAAAAACGGAGAGGTCAAGCCTCCCCGTTCTTCACGCGGTAGAGGTAATTCATGTACTCCACCGCTTCCTGATGCCCCGCAGCTTTCGGGTTGTTGTAAGGATGATCCGGGTTGTTCCGAATCTCCATGATCCTCTGCGTCGCTTCCTCCGGCGAAATATTGGATGCCGCAGCAGTCGTCCCCTCACGGAACACCCCCGGCTCGTCGATCATGCCTCCCAGCTTGGCAAAGAATTTGACCACAGCAGGATGGTTGCCAAGAGCTGTGTGCATCAACTCCATGAAGTCTTCGTCGGCAATGGCATTAGCAACCCTGTACCCTTTATCGACAACCTCTTCCCATTGATCGCCATACTCCTGCTGAAGCACCTTGATCGCCTCGCGCTTGGAGTTCTCGAAGGCTTCCTCGGCCTGCTTGATCTCCTCCAGCCTGAGCTGGTAGAGCTTCTCGGCCTGCTGAGGCGACAGCCCTGCTTCCCACGCGGCCTTCTGAAACTGCGCCGCCCACTCCGAATCATCAAACTCATCGCCAGTCATCGACTGATAGGCAGGCAGCTCGTAGCCAGTGGGATCGTCCGGGCGCCCAATAGCCTTGTAATAAGCCTCCCACTCCTCGGCAGGAGCATCGGCCTGCGGCATCACAGCGAGATTCGGAATCCGCTGCCGCGCCTTGTTGATGAATTCCTTGAGGTCCTCGGGCTTGGCATCAGGCCCCGGCATCCTCACCGAGCCGCCGATCATTTTCTGCGCATCGACAAGCTGCTTGGCAAGCGAAACGATGTCCTTCGTCTGAGCAATCGTCGGCTCGTTCCGCAAATCCTCCGGCAGTGCTTCCTTCCACTTAGAAAGATCCAGAG